GGCCGATCATCCTTTCTGAAAATCATCTGCGAGGTTTCTTCGCTCCGTCCCCCTGGCCCTTGATATTGGCGTCCCTCTTATGCGCATCAATATGGCCGGGCAAGTCTTTGCTCTGACGCCCGCTCTCATTGCTCCTCGTCCCTTGCCTAGTATTGCTGCTCTTGCTGGCTCTACTCATTGTCGTGTCCTTTCATTGAATGTTGAAGACATCTACCAATCCGTAGACAGTGGATCATATTCAAGGGCGTCGGGTGGATCGGGCTCAGGTACTGGCAGGCTTGCCCTCCACCGGGCGCCCTGAAATTCTGTTTGTGCCTCTGCCGGGGGCCGATCATCGTTTTCGATTCTTGGATCCATTGCGCTCGTCACGCGCGGACTCCTTATTTAAAAGGATCATAGTCGGTCTTCGCCTGGTTCTGTGTTGGCTTGCCGGGTCCTTCAAGCGGATCGTACTCAGTCAGGGCAAATGCCGGCTTATTTGTGCGAGGGATGGAGGGATAGCAAAACATTGCTCCCAGCACGTAGTACAGCGCGGCCGCTTCCGGTACCTTCAGAATGTCCTCAGCACTACTCCATCCTTCAGGGACATTTTGCAATGCAGCTTGGATCTTTGGACACTCTCCCAGGAACACCGTCTTTTGACCGCTCAGCAGCCTCTTGTGGATCTCAGCGTCGGCATAAGAAAAAAACTGTTGTGCGTCGCCGGCGTCCGATAGCATCGGGATATTGAGAACCTGGATCAGCCCGAGCCCTTTTCGTCGTTGCGCCTGGTTAAATCCATGCAGCGAAAAACAGGCTGTTTGTGGAATTATGTTTGAGTACCAAGCGTCCACAACCCGGCCCCACTCCGTGCATTTTGAAAGCAGATCGTCATCGGTGCGGTGTTTCGACTCCGCAAGGCCACAAAAGACAGCAGGGTCATTTGATCGGAGATTGCGCGCTTGCTCTCCGATAAGCACCACAAACCCGGGTCTTCCTTTGGAAGGCCAAGCGACTCCCCCGCAGATCCGCAGGTAATCGCAATGGTTTTCAAAATCCGACCAGCCCGAGCGAGCACCCACGTTATTATGTCGAGGCTTAATTTTGCTCAGATCCATCTTTGCCCTTTCTCCTTTAGCTCAAGTCACAATCGGCAAACCTTCCGGCAGCGCCATAATGCCGGGCCATAGCTTCATAGTTGAACGCATGCCGGAAATGATCCGGTCCCAGCTTCACATAGATGTAGCGCTTCGAGCCGTCCTCATCTTCCTCAAGCTTCTTTGCCACGTTTGCGCAATGGTCCGCGAATTCCCGGATGATGTCACATTCACGCGGAAGGGTTATGCGCCCCGCGCTGATTTCAATATGAGAGGCATCCAACGACTCTGTCCGGTTACTGTGCACGGTCAAGTCGCCATCGTTCCATTTATAGCCGCTCTTCTGATGCTCACTGTAATAGCTCAGGAAGATTTTCCCTTTGTGCCGCTCGGCAAAGGCCCGGGCGTTCCGGGTCTCAGGAAGCGCGTCCACCACGCAACGGGCCACATTGAAAACCTTCATAAGCCGGTCGAGTTCTTCCCAGGCCTGGTACTCGCCCACATGGACGATCTTCCCTGCCCTCCGCCATTCGCGCCGGCCGATCACCACGTGCAGAAGTTTCCCCTGGTCGACTCCCATACTGCAGGGCCCGGAATCAGAAGAAGCAATCCCCACGCCTCCACAAAGTGCGAGGACCTCTTGCACGGTCAACCGGTTTGTAGCTTCCACATAGGCCATGCCGAGCTTGAGGTTATAAAATTCGGTCAGGTTATTCGTGGTCCTGAATTGGTGGAGAATGTCGGCCGGGTCAATGTAATGAGAGAAGAGCTGCGAATAATGATACCCGCGCTTCTCGGCGCCTGGATGCTTCGCAACCCATTCACCGATCGAGGGGTTAAGCTCAGCCTGGCATTTCTTGCAAGCCCGGATCACACGTCCACCGATCTCGAGCAGGCATTGCGGGAATTCCTCCGACAAGCAGGTATACTCTCCACACTTTTCACATTTCACATGCCAGTACCGCTGGTCTGTTTCCTGGAAAGCTTTGTCTATCCCGTAATCGGGCAAAGTCGGATTGCTGAGCTTGAGCACTTCCCGAAATTCGCTGTGACTCATGCGCTCCATTGCCATATCGACGGCTGCTGGGCTTGCCTCATCCATTTCATCGAAAACAATGAAGTCAACCGGAATGGATTTCAGCCCTATCCGCGACTTCATGCCGCGCAAGTAAAGAAAAGCGTTCCAAATCTGCTTGATGTTCGCGGCGTCGGTGTCCTGCAGCCATCGGCCCAAGGTGTCCGGATTATCCTCGATCAGAGGGTCAATCCGGCCCTTGGCAAATTCAGTGACATCGGTCCTCGATGGAAACAGATAAAGAATACCCCGGAAGCCCCGGTACCTAGCCGCGTACATCGCTCTGAGCATGCCCTTGGTGCTAAGCCCCATCTGAGCCGCTTTGATCTCGACCTGGCAAGGGTGATCATCGCGGTACGGCTCGATCAGGTATTCATGCCGGTCGAACGTAAAAGGCCGACCATCAAGGACGATAGGCGTCAATGTAGCCCATTCGCCCAGGCTGCCCGGTTGTTTCGTCATGAGTTCCGGGTATCGTTGCTCGGCCCTGTCGTACAAGCGGCCAAACAAATCCTCGCTGCTAACCATCTTGTCAGGTCGCTTATGGAAGGTCATTTACTTTCACCCTCATCATGCCTCCAGGTGGAGAAATTGCCGCCTGGAACATCCTTTTTTCAGCAAGCCGGTCCAGGAAACGCTTCTTAAGACCGGGGTCGAGTTCGTCAATGAAGGAAAGCACTTCTTCTTGAAAACGGCCGCTCTGGACTACGTTGTGAGCTACGAGCTGGACATCGACCAGAAGGGCCAACTGGCCTCTTGATTCCGAAAGCGCCTTTAACGCCAACTCTCGAGGATCGGCGTGCTTGATCTCGGCAAACTCCGTTCTCAATCCGTCCCGTTCGTTCAGGTCCGCCAAAATCGCGGAAAGTTTCCGCTTGCGCCTGATTTCCTTTCCTCCGTCACCCACGCGCTCGAAATAGGTGACCATGACATCCTCAGAGCGCGGCCCGATGTCGTACTTCTCTGGGTCCTCCACGTCTCTCAAGTACTCGTCACAAGCGGAGTAAATAAGATTCACTCTATGGATACATTTTGAAAGCTCGCCCATGAGGATGTCTGCGCGCACCTCATCCCGTGTTTCTTTTTGTTCCGCTTCGAGCAGGGCGGCTTGTGAGACCACTAACTCTTTAATTTCCCTCGCTTTTGCCAATCCAGCGGCTAAATGGTTTTTGTAGTGACGAAAGATCGAAGGTATACTTAACGAAAAGCGAAGCGAAATTTCTCGGTAAGACTCGCCTTTTATTAGCGCTTTTTCGATATCGGTTCGTTCGGGGTGAACACAAACCTTGCAATGGCGCATTTTTACTCCCTGAATTCCTCTGGATAGAGGCGCTTCAGAACATCACAAGACTTCTGGTGATAGACCTTACAACGCTGCGGCTTACCCACTTGATTTCGAGCTAAGTCCTGTCTGGTTCCGAGCATACAACCGAAGCCCCCCGACAGAGGACCGTCGAGCACTTGGGCAAAGTTCGGACAGCTGTGGGCTAAACCTTGCTCTATGCTGGGATCTCGTTTTTGCTTCATTGATTCGTTTCCTCGCTCGCCGGCTTCGGTTGGAGTTCCGGGTGCATTTTAAGCAACGCTTCACAGGAGTGGTTGTAGCACAGCACTTTGCAGGGCGCCGGATCTCCTATCGAGTTGCGCTCGACAGCACTTACCCCGGCAGGCAGAAGGCATCCGTACTGCACTCCCTGAAGATTCGTAGGTGCGGAACACCTGTTCACGCATATTTCTGCCGCCCTGCGCCACGTCAACGGCTGGTTCCAGTACGCGGCCTCTCTTCCGAGATTCTGAGGCTGGGGTGAAGCGCCATAGCTCTCGGGGCTTTCAAGTTCGTTTGCCATCGCTTAAACCTCCTAGTCACTTGCGAGAATTCCCGATTTAACGTCTTGGGGAGATACCCCGATAGAGGTTATTTGATCTGAATAATTAGGCTGCGGGCCATTCTCAAAGCCGGTCTTTTTGAATGCCCTTTTAGCCGCTGCATCCAGGGGCACCATGTGAGGACCCGGAATTACATCGTCATCAACCGTGACAGTCTCGCCGGCTTCCCATAACCGTTGATGGATAAACGCTCTTTCCAAGAGTTTGTACTTTGCCATCTCTTTGAAATCCTTTCTCGTTTGGGTTGCGTTGCTGATAAAAGCACCTGATTGTGTATCAGGTTGTGACCTTATTTATTGTGTAAAGTCAGTAATTTACATATTAAATGTGACATAAAGTGTCATCTATTCTGGTAGTGCTTTTCGATGAAACCGAAAATATCCTCTTGTTTGAACCTGACCATATCCTTCTTGCGCTTCTCGCCAACCCCAGGGCAGGGAATGCGCACACAGGGCAACACTCCAGTGCACGCCGCCTTGTAAACCCAAGGTAGCGAACACTTGAGCATTTTCTTCACTTCTGCCGGGGTCAGGAGCTGCATGCTGGGATCATCCGCGTTTCTTTGCCCGTTGGCCATGCTTTCGGGTCGGGTGTTTCCGTCAAGCTTAAGCCGAGTAAATTGACCGAATCGTCTTCATCGAGATATTCCCAATTGAAAGGCACAGCTCGAAATTCCGTAAAAGGTGAGCCATCCGAAAGAGAACCTTCATAGACGGTGTAAAACAGAACGGGCTCGGTAATGGTGGTACCATCCTCTTGCCCATAGACGGCCCAGGTTGGTATATGAGGTACAACAGTTCCGA